AAGTAAAAACTCCATAATTAGATTGAATTGTTTAACACCTGCAACCACACCGTGATCCGCGAGGGATTTACGCGCCTCGTTCTTATCTGTAATAACACGGTTAGGTATTACAAACTCACGCACACCGTCTCGCGGTGTATGAAACTTCATAACCACTACGTCACCCGCAAGTGGATCACGCATGCGTTTCACTACGTACAAGTCATGCTCAAACACTCTGACTGGTTCTTCTTCATCGCCCACCGGAGATTTGTAAACACCACCATTCTTGCCACGGAAAAAAGGATGTGGGTATTTAGGGATGTGGTGTACTTCTTGTTCCTCATCCTCTTCTTCCGGTTCTACGGTTACTACGTTGTCTTCTTCAGATGCTTCTAAGATTTCGTTACCAAGCTGAATCGGTGATTTAATCTTGCCCTTGTGTATACATCCATCGCAACCACCGGGGTTACTCTTTTCAAACTCATTACAAGTATGTGGACCCTTGATGTGGATTACCTTAGCTTCAGTATCAGCAGGGTTGTAGTCTGCATAGCCCTCGGAGATCTTGTGGATCGCCGTATCTCGGTCAGCACAAAACTTAGCAATAGATAACGCATCAAACCAACGTGGCTCTGAGAGGGTGGTTCGATTTTCATACGCATCAAGTAACTGTGGGCAACCCTTGCCGTTTGCACTACGCACCATGATCTTGCCAAACTTAGCAATGGTGTTGCTCTGCATTGCCTTAGCAAGTGCAGTTAGTTCGCGCTTTGGCGGCGTCTCAGTTACAGGCTTAACGCCAAGCAGATCACGAAATGCTTCAAACTCAACGGCTGGTGCTTCGCTAATTATTTCTACTAGGGTAGGTGGGTTATCCTTAAAGTTAAAAGTACCCGGTATCCTAAGTACACGGGATACTTCAAATACCTTTCCGTCAATATGGAAGTTATGAAGTACACATAGTTGGCGAAGACGATCAGCCACCGGCTCCCATTCATCCCGCGTTACTGCACGGGTTAGGGGCCAGTAGACGTGAATGCCACGACCTGAGTTAACAAGTAAAGGCTTTGGTAGCCCAATCAGTTTGCAAAATTTCCGCAGCTCTTCAAGCCCCGTTGCTTGATCAATATAGCCGTCAGGTCTACCGGTCTTGGGGTTTATCTCTGCCTTGGATTCTCCGCAGTCAATATCTAACCAAAAAGATTTAAGTGCTTTGACGTTATCTTTAAGGCGGTTGGCGTTGGTTTCAAACTTCGCTACACCGAAGTAGACGTTACGCTCTTGTTTTACAAACTTCTCCGCTTCTATATCGACTTCTTCTCTTGTTGCTACAAGTCTTTGGCGAACATCGTCTTTATCTTTTATACCTAGCACGGCAAACCACCCATCAGATGGCTGCACGATGCTTAGAAGGTCGATGTTTGTCATACGTTAAAAAAGGGGGATTGCTCCCCCTGAGTCTCCTCTTTGACCAGCGAATTAGTTATTGCGACTTAACGTAGCAAGCAGTTTCGTAACGGCATCAACCAGTACGTTCTGCGGGTTGCTCACCCCGCTAAACCAGTTGTATACCGTTTGCCGACTAACCCCCAGTAACTCAGATACTTTAGTTACTGAGGTGTTGGATTTGATGCAAGCTCGTCCAAGCCTTACACCAAGCAACTGTTTGTCGGCGTTACGATTCTGCTCGATCAGCCGTACGCTGTATCCGTGACTCATATGGTTACTCGTCTTCGCTCCACGCACTCACAACATCGGCAAGGTTCTGCTTTGCCTTGGGTGCTGGTTCGACCTTCTTCGATTGACGCTTGACCGGTTCTTCAATAGCTTCATCTTCCGGTTCTTCTACACGGGTAACCTTAGCGGGTGCTTCTGCTTTGGCAGCAGGAGGAAGTTTGTTTACCTTGTCTGCTTGCGCAACTGTGATCATGGTGTACATCTTGGTTTCAGGACGGGCTTGTGCCTCAACCACCATGTTGTATTCATCATCGTTGATATTACGCAGCGGGGTAAACAGCAGCTCCATCGAATCCGCGTTGATATCGTAGCTGATGTTGGTTACGACATTATCGGGGGACTCGCCGTTGGCAAGCAGAAACTTAATGTACGACTCAAACGGATGCACGTTGCCTGTGCCCTTACCAAAGAGTGACTTGGCAGGTACGTTAAACTGATACACATCCCCTGATGGATCGCCTTCGACTAACACGGAGATGCGGCGCTGATAGCGGCAAGCACGTCCACCGTTTTCACCGGAGCCCTTGATGTTTTGTGGGCAGTCAGCGCAGTTTGAATGTTGCTTATCTGAGGCAGCAGCTTCAGGCTTGTCACCTAAGTTAGACCAGCAGTTAGGCAGCGTAGGTGCTGAATCAGGGTTGTACTTTTCTTTGTAGAAGCTACGCGATACTTTTGGTAGCGCATGCAAGATGATGACATTGATCTCACCACGCACAGCGTTGCCAATCTGTTCGCCGTTGACAATGCGCTTGAACGTACCGTTGGTATTGGTTTGGATACGGCGGGTGGTTGAGGATGTAGCAAGGGTCTTGGCGAAGTCGCTCAACTCACGCTTGCCGGTTGTTGTAACAGCACCTTGCTGCTTGAAGATTGCTACGTTGCTCATGTTTGCTCCTTACTTTTTGGTGGGTTTACGGACTTGCACGGTATATGTACGGTCGGCTTGCATACCCATAGGGAAGTGATCAGGGTTATCTGCAAGAAACTCCCGCATATTGCTTGCATGGATTCTTTGCTCCAATAGGAAAGGTGCATCATGTTCTTTTATAAACTGATACATAGAATCCCAATCACTCGTCCAGTACCGTGTTGATATACGACGTGAGATTGTTCCTACTGGGGTCTTGACGCTATCTAAGTTTTGGTCGTTACAGATTTGCAGAAGGCTTTGCCCGACCACATTGAACTGCTCTTTGAGGTCACGCAACTCTTCCTTATGGCGCTCTTCCATTTGATCAATGGCATCGCGTATCTTGAGATAAACAGCTACCGTCTTGTTTATGTCTAACGGTTCTTCGGTCATGGTTTGCTCCAGCGTTATTTTTGTTTTTTAATTATAGCACAACATTTGACTTTGTCAAACTGTATCTTCCACCTCCTGTTTGTATAGGTCTATTATTTTATTGTGATTGTTGATGTTGTTTTGCAGCATGTTGTACAGCTTGTCTTCAACTTCACTACCTTTAATATGTACCACGGTCATGGCATTTTTTTGTCCGGGACGGTTAATTCGCGCGTTGGCTTGAAGGTACGTCTCCACGCTCGTGACCGGTGCATACCAAATCACTGTGTTCGCAGCAGTCAGGGTCAAACCGTGTGACGCTGCTTGCGGTTGAATAATAAGTACGTGGGGGTCTTGCTTTTCCTGAAAGTTTTTTACGTGCTCGCTGCGTTTGTTTACAGATACTTGACCATTGATAACTTCAGCTGTGATGTTGTGTTTATCCAAGAAAGTTTTAAGTAGCTCGATGGTGTGCGTAAACGGCACGAACACCAACACTTTGTGGGACGACTCCTCAATCACTTCCAAGATGACTTGCAGCCGGTTGCTGACGTCAAACTCAATGACTTCTCTGCTATCTGAATAAACTGCACCGCCAGATATTTGCAGCAGTTTGTTGATGTTAGTCGCTGCGTTGACTGCGGTAACAGACTCCCCCGCTGTGGTGAGCATCATTTGTTTTTTCAGCGTGCGGTAAAATTTAGCTTGCTGGGCGGTTAGCGGCGCATCGCGTTCAACAAATGTCAACTCCGGCAGATCTAAACAGTCTTTCTTTTCAAACCGAATGGCAGGTTGCAGGGCTTTATGCACCACACTCTCAGCCTGTGGTTTGGGTATCCACCGATACTGCGACACCTTGTACATCACCTGATCACGGAATTGACCGTAGTACTTAGGAATACCTTCGGGGTTAATCAGCTTGGCTAACCCATAGGCATCAAGCGGAGACTGTGCAGCCGGTGTGCCGGTCATCATCCACATCCACTTAACTTTAGCGGAAATATCTCGTAATACCTTCCACCTATTAGTTTGCGCATTCTTATAGGCATTGGCTTCGTCAACGATGATCAGGTCGAACGTACCGTCATCCATGATCTCGTCCTTCACCACCGCTAACCCGTCAAAGTTAATGATTACGAAGTCAGACTTTGCGTTGATGATCTTAGCCCGCGCCTTGTGGTCACCGTGCGCTATGGAGCAGCTACGGTGCATTGCAAACTTAAACAGGTCGTTCTGCCACGCCGACTTCATAATTGATAGCGGGCATATGACTAACACGCGACGTACTTCACCCACCTTCATCAGGTAGTCCGCAGCCCATATCGCCGATGCAGTTTTACCCGTGCCCTGCTCGTTGAAGCAAAATCCCTTGCGATACAGGGTCAGAAATGAAGAAGTCTGTTTTTGGTGAGCGAACGGTTGCAACTTGCCCGTCCACTTGTAGTCGCGCGTTATGGTCGATGGTACGTCTTTGATACGCAGCTTTGCTAGTGCTTGCGATTCGGTTAGTCCCCAATTCACTGCCACCTCGTATATGTCTTGTTCTTGGTTTACAACCGCACTCTTCTTCACCTGCTCGGTTATCAGGTGTGGTCGTTTAGTACGTATAAGCAGTACTTTGTTATCTACAATTTCCATTACTTCACTGAGCTATCTGAGTTCCGTTTGAATGACCGATTGGCACTTGCGCTTTTAACCCGCAGGTTGCCACCCTTATTTGTGCCACCCTTTGATATGGGTTTCACATGATCCACATCCTTGCCATCACCTTTACTTACGCCACCGGTGCGCATCAACTTGCGCCGAGCAGCATTACGCACGGCTCGGTTTTTCTTCTGTTCTTCGGTTCCTTGGTACTGCTCGTACTCTTTCTTGTACGGGCGGGGTTTGTTCACGTAGGGCATTTTTCACTCCTCAAAGGGTTCGAACGGGCCACGCTCTATTTTGCCGTAGACGGGCAATGTCATCAAACCAATTTGTTGAAGCGCCGCTATCAATATCTGCCGTTCGTACTCCCCCCGCACTTGGATGCAGACCGCCCCAGTTTCAATCGGTTGACACCATGCACCATTACTCTTATGCACCATGACTTTCATGTCGTAACCGGATATTTGGTCGGTGCGCAGGGTGATGGTCGCAAGCCCACTGAGCTTTTCCCCCGCTTGCCCTATCTGCACCTCCATCTCCAACCCAATGTTGTCGAAAGTGTTGTATTCAAATTCAGGGCTACGTATTGCTAACTGTTTAGATGCTAAGCCACCCATTACCTTCTCCTGTAGTGTTCGCACATCGTTACTGGACACCATCCGCACAGCGGACTGGATACTGCATTCCACACTCCGGATTCCTGTGCAGCCGTAAGTCTGTCTAACTCGGGTTCAAATGTTGCTAGGTACGAATCGCGGTTAGCGATGTCATGCCGCTTAGATACGAATTCTTTGCTAACAACAAACAACAATGCTGATTTAATCACCTCAATCTGCGGGAAGTGCAGGAATACTGCGGCGGCAACTATATCTAGCTGCTTGGTGTCCGCGTACTTTGCGTTCTTACTTGTCTTGTAATCAACTAGGAATGCTGTGTTGTCTTGGAGGATAAGCAGGTCAGCAATACCTCGCCACCACACATCCTTATCAAAAAACTTACACGGCTCGTAGCCTGTGCTTGTCCGTCTTACCCCCAGTTTGATTTCACAATGTTTCTCACCTTCAATCTGATTCAGGGTATCCAACACATCCTGCATAAAATTAAACTTGGCAGGTAGGGGGATGCCGTTCTTTATGTATTCTTCCGCAGCCTTGTGTACTTCGTTACCGTATAGCGTAGCTTCGCTACCTTCGTCTTTCACATCCTTAGCTACACGTAAGTGGTAATACTTCTTGGGGCATTGGTCAAAGGTCTTGATGCTGCTGTACGACCATGTTATTAGCTCGGTCATTTTTTATTCCGATTGCGTTTTGTTCTTTCTCGTTTTACAAAATTCCTACAATTCTTGCACCAAGAATCGTACGCCCCGCTTTTCAACACCCAAAAAGCACTAAATGGTTTTTCATCTTTGCATTTAGTACATACCCGACTTGTTACTATCTGTTCGCGTTCACCGGTCATCATTGTGCGCTTTGGTAGCATAAGCCACCCTTCAGGCATCTGCTGAGCTGAAAACAGCATCCATCGAGGGAAACTGTCGGGGTTTAGTTTTGGGTCTGTGTCCATCATTCCTCCGTGATACCGTGTGCCTTTTCTACCGCACGTGCGTAGGCGTACCAAAACTCTGCGGATGGCGGGATGCCATGAGAGAACAAACGGCGAACGACTTCTTTACGCAGCGGCTTTTGTTTGATTTCTTTAACAAACGCCAACAATCCTTTGCGGTCAAACTGCAGCCCACCAAGACTATGCTTACGCGCTACGGCAACAAGTTCTTCCTCGGTCATTTCTTTTCTCCTTTATCTTTTTGTTTGCTGCCGCTAATCCATGATGCAGTGGTACGGTTCAAGCACGACTGACACCGCCACACTTTTATGTTTTTGTGTGCGCTTTGAACCTGCTTGACTGCAGGATTTAGCATGCAGCTAGCGCAAAGTTTATTCATTATGCTGAGCAATTCTTAACAAGGCTAATTATGACAATCAACAAAAAACATCCAAAGATAAAAGAAAAACAACCATAAGGTTCCTCAGCCGGATCGGGTTGACCGCACGATGGGCAAGTTTTCGCACTTGGAGACACCGTATGCTTGCAGTAATTACATTGCGCCATACTTATTTCCTTTCATGTGTTCTTCTCCCGCAGCTTGGCTTCGATTGTTCTACCAAGCAACAACAATCTTTCAGGGTTTTCAAGATAATAACTATTGCAAAGGTATTTTGCTTCGAACTTTATTTCCTCATCTGTCAGCCCAACCCATTCACGCTTTGGTTGCGTCACAGACTCTTGCTTCTCTGCCTCTGCGATTGCTTGATGTAGGGCGGTGATGGCGTATTGCGCTTGTGTGCTGTAAGGTTTCGCTAACTGGTCAATGGCAAATTCCAACGCCTCAAGCGCCTGTTTCATTGCTTCAATGTGGTTCATAGTTTGATGCACTCCATGCCTTCCCACTTGCACACAGGCTCCTCTTTGCACATGATGACAAAACCCTCGATGTCACCATCACCGCCGCAGGATTGCACCTCGTATCCGTAGTCACCAACCTGAATGATCATTGGCTTATCAGGGTTGATTAAGTCGCTTTTGTCTTTCCACTTGCTGTTTCTCCAGTGGTCTTCAACTCCCATCATGGTTGCCATGACAAATCGCATGGACTGTGATTTCAAAACTTCTATGCTCATGTGTTTTCCTTTCGCACCCAACCCATCTTCTCTAACAACTCAGGCATGATCATCTGCCGTGTCGATTCAATCTCAGGCGGTGCAGGGAACAACGGCATCGTGCGCTCATCAGACTTTGCCCCCATCGTGACCGTCTCGTACACGCCAAATATATAGCCCTGAAGTTCCTGCGGGTTGCAGTAGATAATCGGCTCTTTTGCGTTGTTGATCTGTTTGATTGTGCTTTGCATTTTTCTTTTTCTCCATCCGACGGCTGTCATTTAGCTACCCGAAGCATCGACCTCCCGTGGGCTATCAGATACTGATTCCACGTCTTACGCACATCCGTCTCTGCTGCCGGTGTTGGTTTCCACCCACCTGTGCGCTGCTCAATGAAATACTTGCCGCGCTTGCGTAGATACTGGCGGGCATCCTCCATGCGAAGCGCATGACTTGCGTTGTACACCGTTGGGATGTGCTTGTAATTGAACACGTCAACATAGTCGTTGTTCGGATCAATGTAGTTAAAACGCATCAAGATGTG